CGAGGGAGGTCTACTAGAATCCGATACAGAATCTTGCCCACTATCTACTGTTGATGCCGATATAAACAAGGGCAACAAGAAGAAAGCCATTTTAACCGCCAATTATGGGGCGCGCAAAGATGGCGAGGGCAAGTGCAAAGCCTGCGAATACTATATGCAAGGCGAAGAAATGACCAAGTGCGGAGTGGGTAAGGGCATGGGTCATTGTGCTATATTCGATTTTGTATGTTCTGATGAGAATGGTTGCCAAGCGTGGGAAGCCAAAGGATCGGAAGAAGAAATGGAGATGGAAGATGAAGAATAGTCTTTACGGAAATATCGCAGCAAAGAGAAAACGCATAGCCGAAGGATCAGGCGAGAAGATGCGTAAGCCAGGCACACCAGGCGCACCAACAGCTAAAGCATTTAAACAGGCAGCTAAGACAGCAAAGCCAATGAAAGCTAAAAAATGATGACCAAAGCACAGAAGAAGATTGGCAAAGTAATGGGTGAGTACAAAGAAGGAACTCTACATTCTGGCAAGTCTAAGAAGGTAGTTAAGAACCCTAAACAAGCTATGGCGATTGCTATGTCAGAAGCTGGTAAGTCTGCTCGATACAAAAAGTGAAGATTAGAGAAGCTGCAGGAGTCCTAGAACGAATTGGTGTAGCAGGGTATAACAAACCCAAAAAGACACCTAGCCACCCTACTAAAAGCCATGTAGTCGTGGCAAAAGAGGGTGATAAGGTAAAGACCATCCGTTTTGGTCAGCAAGGAATGACAGGTAGCCCACCAAGAGAGGGCGAGTCGCAAGCTGACAAGGCAAGAAGAAAGTCATTTAAGGCAAGACACGCTAAGAACATAGCGAAGGGAAAGATGAGTGCGGCATATTGGGCAGACCGCCAAAAATGGAGTTAACTACTAATGGCTCATCAACAACAGTTTGATTTTGTAAGCGCAGTAGCTAGGTTTTATCCTGATAACTTTGTTAATTGCAAAGTATTAGAAGTCGGTAGCCTAGATATAAATGGGTCTGTGAGGCAGTTTTTTAAAGACTGCAACTACATAGGAATAGACCTAGGCATAGGAAAAGGTGTAGATATTGTATGTACAGGGCAAGATTACGATGCTCCTGATAATGAATTTGACACAATAATCTCTTGTGAGTGCTTTGAGCATAACCCAGATTGGGTAGCAACATTCCAAAATATGCACAGAATGACAAAGCCTAATGGTTTAATCGTTATGACCTGCGCTACTACAGGCAGAGCAGAGCATGGAACAAAACGCACTAGTCCAGCAGACGCACCATTCTGCCATGATTACTACAAGAACTTAACAGAGCAAGACTTTGTAGAGAACTTTGATTTAGACAGTATGTTTTCTATTTGCGAATTTGGAGTAGGAGAGGTAACTAAAGACCTATACTTCTACGGAGTTAAAAAGCTGTTGTAGAATAACAACATCATCAACCATCAACCCATAGGGAATGGAATGTTAGGAGCAAAACAAATTAAATGGGAAGCAGTAGATAAACTGATTCCTTATGCTAAAAACGCAAGAACACACTCAGACGAGCAAGTGGCGCAGATAGCAGGGTCTATAAAAGAGTTTGGATTTAATAATCCTATTCTTGTAGATAAAGATAACTNAGTTATAGCTGGTCATGGAAGGCTCATGGCAGCAAGAAAACTAGGCATGGATAAAGTGCCTGTTGTAGAATTACAACACCTTACAGAATCACAAAGAAAAGCCTATGTCTTGGCAGACAATAGAATCGCACTCAATTCAGGGTGGGATACATCTATGCTGTCGCTAGAGTTGCAAGACCTAAAAGACGATATAGATCTTTCCTTGTTAGGTTTTGATCCTGATGAGCTAGATGCCCTGTTAAACCCGATAGAGGAAACAGAAGGGCTAACGGATGAAGATGCTGTACCAGAGACTCCTGTAGAGCCAAAGACAAAGCTAGGGGACATCTACATATTAGGCAATCACAGGCTTATGTGTGGTGATAGCACAAGCATAGATGATGTAGATAAGCTAATGGATGGCAATAGGGCTGATATATGCTTTACATCGCCTCCATACAATGCAGGATCGTTGCAAATAAAAGGTAACGCTAGAACTGAAAAAAAATACAATTCTTTTGATGACAACCAATCAGAAGATGAATACAGAGATTTTGTAATATCCAACCTAAATTGCATATTTTCTGTGTGTAATGAGGTTTTATACAATATAGGGTTAGTAGAAGGCAATAAACGAGTTATTGTGGATGTATTAGCGCATTACAGAAATCAATTTAAAGACATTGTTTATTGGAAAAAGAATAATGTTGCACCGCACATACAAGGTGGTGTAATAAATAATTTGGTTGAATTTATCCTCTGTTTTGGTGATGGCAAACGCAAATTTCAAAATGCACAGTTTAGCCAAGGGTCTTACTACAATGTAATTGAAGGATCATCCGCTGCTGGCAATGAATATTCTGGTATACATAAGGCAACATTTCCATTGTATTTGCCTGAGAACATAATCAATAACTTTTGTCCCCCAAAAGGTAGTGTATTAGATACATTCGGTGGCACAGGCACAACCATGATTGCTGCTGAAAAATTAGGCAGAAAATCATATCTAATGGAATTAGACCCTAAGTATTGCGATGTTATTGTGCAACGATGGGAAGAATTTACAGGCAAAAAGGGTGTACTTTCGGAGTTAGAAAAGGAATGATATGCAAGGTGTAGAACATATCCCTACCGAAGAAACTAGAAAGTTAGTCCGAAGCCTAAGTGCTGTAGGGATTAAGTATGTAGATATTTCTGGCAAGCTAGACATATCCGATGACACGCTAGTAAAGCATTATAAGAAGGATTTAGAAGATGGTCGTATAGATGCTAATGCCTCTATTGGTCAAACGCTATTCCAACAGGCTAAGAACGGCAATACAGCAGCAGCTATCTTTTGGTTAAAGACTAGGGCTAATTGGAAAGAAACAAACGCTATAGAACATTCTGGTGAAGTCGGTGTCAAGTGGTTAGAGTAGTAACCATACCTTACAAGCCAAGAGAACCGCAAAAGTTAATTCACGATGCGATGGATAAACATCGCTTTGTAGTTGGTGTGGCACATCGTAGGATGGGAAAGACAGTAGCAGCACTTAATCAGCTTATTAAGAGTGCTATGAAGAACGACAAGCCTAACCCTCGGTATGCGTATATCGCGCCAACATATAGCCAGGCAAAGAGGGTAGCTTGGGACTACCTTACAGAGTTTGTAAGACCACTAGAAGCAGTAGCAAATATAGCGGAGTTAAGAGTAGACTTCTTTGGTAGACGAATACAGTTATACGGATCAGATAACCCAGACTCACTCAGGGGTCAATATTTCGATGGTGCAGTTTTAGATGAGATAGGCGATCAGAACCCAAAAATATGGAACGAAATCCTGAGACCTAGTTTGGCAGATCGCAAAGGGTTTTGTCTGTTTATCGGCACACCCAAGGGTAACAACCACTTCAAAGACTTGTTTGACAGAGCAGGGAAAGAAGAAGGATGGGCAGCACTACAATTTAAGGCAAGCGAAACAAAGCTAATAGATTTAGATGAATTATGGTCTGCTCAGAAAGAGATGGGAGACGATAAGTACAACCAAGAGTTCGAGTGTAGTTTTAACGCAGCAGTCGAAGGAAGCTATTATGGAAAACTACTTAACGACCTCGAATCCAAAGGAAGGCTATGCGAGATTACAAGAGATGATCTCTGTAGAACTTATGTGGCTTGGGATTTGGGTATGGGTGATAGCACAGCAATATGGGTGGCACAGGCAACAGGACAAGAAGTAAGACTCTTAGATTATGTAGAGAATCATGGTCAAGGACTCGATTGGTATGTTAACTGGCTAAAAGATAACAAGTGGGAGAAAGCAGAGCAACTCCTACCGCATGATGTGGAAGTAAGAGAACTAGGCACAGGCAAGAGCAGATTGGAAGTGTTGAGAGAAGCTGGACTAGATGTTCGGGTTCTGCCAAGACTTTCTGTAGAT